TCATGCATCACTGCATGCCGCCGGGTTAATCCCCGGCGGCCACCATTGCCCTAATTAGTGACTGAAGCTAAGCTCGGTCACGTTGTGAGGCAAAACAACCGAATTACTGGTTGTACACCACCACGATAACGTGATACTTCTACGCACGTATCTCGTGTCCCCTTGTTCCACAACCATGCGTGTTGTCCGATCTTCAAGATCGAGACTTAACCACGCTAGGAGCGCAGGTGTCCCGTTAGGCTCGTGACGGTTACGCACAGGTATTAACCTATGTGTCACCCATCCTTGAGCTTCGCGAGACCATATAGGAGACAACTCATCTAAATTACAAATCAGACCAGCTGTCTTACCTAATGCCTCCGGGATAAAGCATAACCTCCCGGATGCCTTCTGACGGCAAAGCTCAACTGCATAGGAGTAAGGCTGTTGTAAATCCTCACTCTTTCTGCGGCCGGCCCACTCGCGTAGCGAGTTTGCAAACCAATATAGGCTTGCAATGTCATCAGTCTGCTTTTTTACGTAGAAAGGAGTAACGTCGGCACCTAGGAAGTAGTGCTTACCGCACGACTCTCTGAACGGACCAGACACAAAGGTTTTCTCTGTGTTAGTCCTGAACCCGCAGCGTGTTAAGACCCTTATGAGGTGCTCAGCAGCTGCATTATGGACGACTATGTCGTCACCATAGATGCCTATACGCTTATCCGTAACGTCCATGAGTTGAACACTCGCAGCCGTCAGCCCCCAGAAAATCAGGGACTCAAGCTCGAATGTGAAACCATTTCCCATAGACGACACCTTCTCAAAACGGTGCTTTACTCCGTTCGGTAAGGTGCACACCTCACACCTCAACAGGTTCAATGCTTCGAACCAATCGTCTGGTATAAGGAGGCGGACGAGTTCAAGCGAAATGCTATCACTCGCGCTCTGAAGATCGATAGTCGCAAGACTACCGGTTCGACTGCCGATTAAAGCTAATCGCTGGTTCTCAGACTGATCATTTAAATCAATCCTTACCCGCTTCAGGCGCCGCCGTATCATTTTGCCGATTCCCCGTTGCATGAACATATTCATGTCGGGTTCGATCGCAATAACACGGTCGGTCTTCGCTGTTTTACGAACAGTGGTGATTTTACTACCCTCAACGACGTTAACCCAGTTTACCGGATCATCGCCGTAGGCTTCCTGCATTGATCGCCTCCAAAGAGGAATTGACCATATAGCGCAGATACCCAAGAGAGCAGCATTACGCGTGACATCGGGTTTACCCGAAAATTTGTAGTATGGGTGTCCACTCCGTCGCTTAAGCCTTGTTGAGGCTCCGCCGGAAAAGCCAAATGAGGCATGAGCCTCGTCCCAGCTGAAACGGCCCAATAGACGTCTAATTTTTTCCCTGGCTAACCATATGGTTGCCTCTAGGGTCGCAGTTAACGGGTAACCGTCCTGCGAGTTAGGCTCAAAGGGGTCACAGCCGGAATTTCGGTTCACCCAACGACAAGTTTCCTCGGCTTCATGCCACTTTTCCATGGCTGAAGCAATCCTATCCACCCCTAAGGGGAGAGATTCAGACTTTCGAAGCAAACCGTAAGCAAGATAATCCCTAGCAAAAGCTTCAGGATCGTCATAATCCGACGGGTTGATCCGCAGATCAGTCGTTGCCAACCAATCCTTCCTGCAAATCGCTTTATGCAAAAGCGCGACAACAGGAGTCTGATTCTGACGGTACAGCTTGGAAACAAAAGCTCCAACTGCACGAGCCAGATACGAGGAGTCACTATACGAGAAATTTTCGTCCGTTCTTTCGAACTTACGGCAGTTTGACTGTCGCTTAACGCTCTGAGAGCTTCCGCTCTTAGCCATTTCGAGATTCCTCTCAAAACAAGTGTGACGACCGTCACGTTACCAGAAGGTTTCGTTGTTGTCGACGACCTGAGCCACCAAGGCGTTGATCATCGCGTTCGACAGGAGAACCCGAAGGTTCTTACGTTCTTGCGTCGATGATGTGGCGCTGTAGGTGAACTCGGCTTTACCGAGGTTCTCGTAAGTAATAGATACGTTGCCGTTGGCATCCGTAGTACGCTTTGGAAGCGTAAGCAACAAGACGACCTTACGGGTGGGTTGACCTTTCGTAACCGGACGTACGATGACATCCAGCTTCGGCTCGCCGACAAACACACCATCGGTACGCTCGGTAAACTGAGCGAGACCCTTAGCGCCATCGAGGCCACTCGGGGTGAAAGTGTGACTGACGGGAGTTGTTGCACCATCTGCAATGGTGATATTGCCGTTTGCAGGCATAGTTCAGCTCTTTTTCAATGAGGTTATAAGAAGTGCAGTAGCCGTTATGGCGTGCGACGTTGAGAACGGGTTCTTGAGAAAGAACCTGTTAGGAGGCTTGTCATTGATGACCAGCCTTTCCATCCTCATGCGTTTATATGCCCCAGGCTCAAAACTTATGGAGGTATTACTCCAGTTGCTGTCGCCCTTAGGCGACGCAGTCTGGTTGACAACCTCTTCAGTTCCAAGGTAGGTATGCGTTCCGCCATAGTAGATTAGGCCAAAAGTCGCATCAAGCGACTCCAACCAATCACCTACGGTGGTGACCCAGTCAATCATGAAGCTTAACCAGGTCCGCTCCCAGATTATCAGGGCGGGATTCAGCAACCCAAGAGACGCAGCACGGCGTAAGCCGGGCATGTCAACACGGTACCATAAAGAGACTTTTTGAGTCTTCTTTAACTCCCATGCAGTGTTTACACTGCATAGTGGTCCGAAGTAAGCGACATCTTTAGCAAGCAACACAGACTTTGTTTCAGAAGTCTGTGCTCTACCAACGATCGTATAGCCACGAGTCAGAGTCCTGCGGTTGATTTCTTCAATCGCACCGTGGATGTCTGCAAGAAGTGGCTTCCAACCAAATTGGAGTTCTAACCAACCAGAGGATAATTCTCTTACCCCCTTTCGGTAGTGCGTGCTAACACC